GGTCAACCCAAACGATTCGATTTTCGGGAACGCCGGCCGCTTTCGTTAGCGCAACAAGGTCAATGCCACCCTGCGCGCCTCGTTTCTCGGTGTGTAAATACAGCCACGCGTCGTCATGCTTTTCCATGAACAACGCGGCCGCTAAAAGGTTCTCGCCCCATGCTTTTCGGATAGGTGCGACGCCCTTATTTGCGGCAACCATTCCAATAACGAACGCATCGTCGGGAATGTTGAGAATTTGCCGGCCGGTCATTCCGTTGGCCTTTTTATTTGGTGCAAACTTTTGTGTGTCTACACCGTGCGGCGCATACATCGCGCCTATTCCTGCGCGTGCCAACTGTTCTAAACCGAACTGGGCCATCGCAATAGGTAAAACGTTGGGGCGTTGGCACCATTCCAAAACGTCAGACGGTGCGGGCGTATGGTCAATTGGTACCCATGAGGCAATCACGGGGATTGTTTCGACTTTGCTTTTTTTGTAGACCCAACAATCGAACAAGGTGAGAAGGGCGGTGGGTGTGTTTGTTTCTGTTTCTGCGAATTTGGTGTGGGCTTCTAATACGTCGGCAGAATAAGGGTGGTAGCCGGTCGGTAATACGGTGATACCTTCCCAAGTTGAGACGCCACCGGACAGGCCGTAGTTGCACGAAAATGTTACTTTTCTGCCGTTTTTTTTGATTGCTTTCGCGAGGGCGCCCGCTTGTACGCCGTAGCCGGTGCCTGCCCACGGCGCATTTGAGTGGATGACAATTCCAGCGCGCGACCGCGTTGAATCATTGTTTGCGCCAACCATTCCGGTAGGTCCACTTGCGAACCGTTGACCAGTACGAACATTTTGCGCTCGTTTCTTTTTCATAATTTCCTGCCTTCCGTTGTCCCGTTGTCCCGTTATGGTGAACGCAAGGCGACAACCCAACGGGAAGGTCGCCGCCTTGCGTTCGATTGTGAACCGTTTCGCTATTGCGTTACGGTTGCGTTTGGTTTGGCGTCAATTAAGACGCGCCGCCTTTGAAGTACCAAACGGCGTTAGCGTCCGGCAAGTTGCCGTCGCCGCGCCATACGACTCGGAACGTGATGAGGTCGTTGACAAATCCAACGCTGTCATCGCGTGCGAAGTCAATGCCGCGAACCTGTCGCACATAGTACGACGAGGCGTCGCCGAAAATGACCGAACGCGCGCCGGTTGCAACTGCGGGTACGTCGGGGTTTTCGTAGACGGGGAAACCAAGCAAGCGGTCCGGTTCGCCGGCAGCAAGGCCTGGTGCCCAAAGGTACTGGCCGTCGTTGTCCTTCAACTTACGAATAGCGCCGAGGGTTGCGCCGCGCATTTGGAATGCAGCGCCGCGACGGCGGTAAGGTGAGGGGCAAGCGAAAACGAGATCGACAAGGTTGTCGGCCGACGGTGCGCCAGCGACACCGGTGCCACCAGTAACGGCGGACGATGCAGCGGTGACAATGCCGGTCGGTTGTACGGTGCCGGTGCCGATGGTCAGGCCAGCGTTAACGGCTGTACCCATTCCGACGGCGGCTTGGCGTGCAACAAAGTCCAACAAGTTAATGCCGGAATCCTCAACAACTTCGCGTGAAAGTTGGAACGTTGCGGCGTATTTGAACGCGCCCAAAGTTACGAACGCTTGGAAAGTGGGATCACTTTCGGCAATTGCGGTACCTTCGGCGGTTACTGCCGGCGCGGTGTAGGCGCTCGTTCGCGGAATTTGTAAAGACTCGCCGCCTTGTGTGGTCAGCATGGTTACAAGATTGCCGTCCAACATCGGGCCTTGCACCACGAGATGCTCGACCAGAGTGTTGTAGAACGAGGTCGGGACCGGTGCGCCGGTGCTTGCCTTTGTTACGTCGCGCTTGTCGAATGAGAAGGAACGACGTTCACCCATCGCAATTTCGCGAATAATGTCGGCGTCTGTCTTTTCACCGGCGACGGGAACGCTACGCAGGCCAAGGTCGGCAGGAACGCCGGCGGCCGCGCGTGATTCCTCGATTGCGCGTTCACGCGCTTCGGCGTCAAGAACTGCCTTGCGGCGTGCGTCCATTGCGTCGAGGTCGTTGTTAATGCGTTCAAATTGTTCGGCTTCCTCGCCGGACAAGTCGCGTCCCTCGGTTGCGGCGTGGTCGAGAAGGGCCTTTGCCTGTTCCCAAGCCTTCGCACGCTGTTCCGTGAGACGCTCAATGAGTTCGTCACTCATGTTCGTTTCCTTTTTTAGTGGGGTGGTTTATTGGGGTGCAGGTGGTTTCCGCGAGTGGTGACAACTGGCCGAGTTGTTCCGAGTCGGGTTCCGGACTGCCGGCGAACATAATGCGCAACGTTTTAACGTCGTGCGTTATGTTCGAGAATTTTTTGCGCCAACGCAACCGGAAGGGTTCGCGTTGTTTCGATTGGTTCGTCGGTTTGTTCTGCCTCGTCGTTTTCTAACGCTCGAAGTTGCGCGCTATCCGTTTCAGGATATGCAGGAAAACCGGTAACCGGTGAAACTTCGTGCAGAATAATTTCGCGCAATTCTCGCGAAGTGCCATCGGCACTCCATGAGTCTCCGCCGCGAGGAACAGAGAACCCAAACGAGAACGAATGAACTAAACCGGACGCCACGTTTGTCGCTAAGTCCATAGCGTAAGACGTTGGCGGCAGTTCAATGTCAACAAGTAGACCGCGTTGGTCGGTTGACAAAAGAAGCGAGCCGTTTTTAGTTGACCCGATTGGTAGGTTTGTGTCGTGGTTAATGAACGCACGAATTTCGCGACCGCTTCGGAGTGTCCGCTCGAACGCGTTCGGCGCGATTGTTTCAACAAACACGGCGCCATCACGTCGCGGCAACGGTTCCGATTCGGAATTAAACACGGCGGCATAGCCTTGCAAACGGCGAGGGCCTTCGCCCTCGTCAACGAAACGAAGTTCCGAAACGTGGAAACTGCGGTACTCAACTTCGCGCCCGCCAATTTTGCGGGCCTCAACGTTTGAGGACGTGTAGCGAACTTGTTGCGTTTCTGTTTGTTCTGTTTGTGTTGTTTCTTTGGTGTCCACTTGTTGTGACCTTTCTGCGGCGAGAATGTTCTCCGCCCAAGTTTGTGCAGGGTCTCCGCCCCATAACGCCCAAGCGATTCGCCCGTTGCTTGGATAGCCTTTTTCGTCGGGTCGAAACCCTTCAGCCTGCTTGTCAATTTCATGGCGTGCGAAATAACTGCTCATGCGTTGAACGGTTTCGCGTGACAAATTGACACCGTTAGAAATATCGCGCGCGCGTGCGATGCCGACGGCGGTTCCGCCTCGGCCAAATTCGCGACGCCAAGCCAAACCGCGCTCGGCTTCGGCCATCATCGCGGCGTTTGGTTTGTACGATACGGCGCGGTTTTCGTCACCATATTCGGCAATGTTTAACGCGGTTAGGTGCGCTTCGGCTTCCGCCATAGTTGAATGACAACCGCCGGCGACAATCTCGCCGGTTTCGGTTTTCACTACCGCGAAACCGTTGCACCCTTCGGCGTCGTTTGTGATTTCGTAGGGCATAAATTACTCCGGCGGTTTCGGGTCGGTTCCGTTTGGCATAAGTGGCGCCATCACGAAATTGTCGCCGCCCTCGTAAGGTTCTAAGTTTTCAACTTGTCGCGCTTCGTTCGGTGTAATGAAACCGGACATAATGCCAACTTGGTGCGCTTGGTAGCGGCTCATTGTGTCGGCGCGTAAAAAGTAGGACGTGTCGAAAACGATGCGACGCGATGCCGGCATAAGTGACGACAACGCGACCTCGATGCGACGCAACCAAGGCAACAAAGTGTAGGTGACGAAATGCAGGCCGGCCGATTCGTTGTTTTGGTATGTTTGCGAGTCGCCACGCGCGCCAATCATGTACGCCGGAACGCGGAAAATTCGCGCAATTTGCGTAATTTGTTCGGCGCGTGTTTCGTTCATTTCCGAGTCGGCAGCCGAAACCTGAATAGGCTTCCATTTAATGCCGTTAGTTAAAACGGCGGGACGGCGGCGGCGACGGTTTTGCGTTTCCCATGTTTCTTGCAAAACTTTCGCCTGCTCAACTGTGAGATCGCCTTCTAATTCTAAAACAGACGACGGCGTTGCGCCTTGTCCATAAAATTGCGCAAGGTGTCGCTCCATCGCTAACGCCAAACCTATTGAGGTTTTTTGCATTTCAAGCGGTGAAATTCCAACAAGCGACTGCGGTGGAGTCCACCAGCGAATGTGCAACATGTTGCGTTCGGGAACTGGGACGCCGTTCGTTGTGTAATAACGTTTGCCGTTGACTGCCGTCACCTGAACGTTTTGCGGGTGTAAAGGTGTCAACGCTAAAACCGCGTCGGTGTTCGGGTCGCGGTCTATGAAATTGTACGAATTACCATGCAACGCCAACGACGAAACCATCTGGTGGAAAAGTTCGTAGGTTGTTGTTTCGGGAGTGTCACGCAACCAAGCCGGCATACTTACCGTCTCAGTTCTTGTTCCAATTTCGCGAATTGCACGCGCCGGCAAAACCGCAACCGAGTCCGCTAACAATGCAACGCAAGCCAAAACCGGCGTAACTTGTAACGCGTTTTCCTCGTTGATTGTTTCGCCGGAATAATTAACGCCTGGTACCCAATTGGAAATCCGAACGCGTTCTACGCCGGCGGCTCGTTTTGAAAATATGCTCATCTATTGCTCACCATGTAGGTTGCGGAAATCGTTAGCACGCCGGCAACGATAAGGGACAAAGGAACTGAAAACATTGCGCAACCGGCAACAATCGAAACGGCGCCGAGTATTTCGGCAAGTGTCGTAATTTTGTCGGACATTAGGAAACGCTCCAAGGGTCGGCAATGGTTGGGACGGACGGTTTCGAGTTGGGGTTTGTGTGCCAATAAAGTGCCAACGTTGCGGCAACAAGCGGCGAAACATCGACGGTTGTGTCACGTCGCGCCCACGCCCACGCGTCAACGACCGTGCGTTTCTTTGCGCCGGCTATTGCCGCATTGAGTGGCACTTGGTCCAAGTGCCTCAAATATTTCGCCATTGTGAAATCGTAAAACTTTCCGCAAGCGGCAACAACGTCGCGCGGTCTTATTTCGATAATTTTCAAACCGGCGGACCGAAGGTCATGAATTAAAGAACTAGCGGCAGAAACGGGATCGATCACGATTTCTTTGTATTCTTTCGCGCGTCCGTTTTCGTTAAACCAATCCAAGACCCACGACGTACCAGGCCTATTCGCAACAACTTCAACATGGGCCAAACCGTCGGACCTTAAACCGGCCGCGCAAATTGTAGACATCGACCGGTTCGGCGTTACGTCCAACGCCAAAGTAGGACGGTTAACAATTCGGCTAGTTGTGTCGGCGCAATTGTTCCACTCGGTTTCGCTAATAACTTGCCAAGGTCGCGCTGCGTCCCTGTTTTGTTTCTGATTTAAGAACGCGCGCCGAAACTCGGACTCGCTCATCGATTCGTAGTTGTAGCGGATTGTTTCCTCGGTGGTTGTGTAACCGAGAGCCGGCATACAATTCCACCATGTTTTCGGGTCACTAGGGTCCGCGTCCTCGGGCGCCGACCATTCAAAGAACGCAACCGACGAAGTTTCACCGGCGGCGGCGCGTAACCGTCCCGCCTCAACCTTGTCGTTTAAGTATGTCGATTCCTCGGTTCCCATTGTTGAAACTATCCAAAGTTGCGGCTGTGGTCGCGTGACCATCGCCGGCTTTTGGCTTTGTTCTATTCGGGCATCGCGTTGCGCGAACGCCTCGTCAATAATTGAACAATCGGACTGGCCGCCGTGTCCCGATGACTCGGTTGACGCGAGCAACTGCCAAATGGAACCGTTTGCCCATCGGATTGCCTCGGACCCGTTCGTTTTGCGAACGGTGAACAACGACGCGAACGGGCTACGTTCTAAAACGGGGATGTGGTCGTCTTCCCATTTCAAACGGGCATCCTTGCCGGACTGCGCGGAATAAAAAACGCGCTGGCTTGCGCCCATTGCAACACATCGGTGCGTCATAATCGCAAGCGTTAGGGTTGTTTTGCCGGACTGACGTGGAACAGTTAGAACAACTTCACGATAAGCAAGCCGGCCAGTTTCGGGGTTGATTTCAAACGCGACATCGGCCACCAGTTGTTGCCAAGGCATGAACGGTTGACCAAGCGCGGAACTAATCGCCGCGACTTTCCCACCGAGTGTGGGGCGCGACGTTCGTGGCGTCGCCCATCGGGGCGGACAATTCGGAAATGAGTTTTGCAAGTTCGTCGTTTTCCCGTCCATCACGACCTTCTAATTCGGCAAGGGTAGCGCGTAGTTCGCGCGAAACCGCCGCCGTTGCCATGCCCGCGTCGTTGTCCAACGTTTTCGCTAACGTGATAGCCAACCGGCCACGCGCGTCAGTAGCGTCGGACACTTCTAAAAATTTGAGATGGGCGCGGACCGCCTTTTCGTTTGGTCCAATACTGCGCGACGTTTTCGCCGGTTCTTTGTTTTGTGTTGCCATTTTGAGTTCCCCAAGTGAGGCGAAACGGTGA